GAGGAAGAAAGTTCAGGTATTTCACTAAGAACACTCAGTGCGCCGCGAACATTTACAAATTCCCAGATCCCGTCGATTGTGGCAAAGGTGGAGCCATCACCGGGTTCAAACTCCTTCCATGTGGTTCTGATTTGTACAAATACGAATACACGTGTCTCGGGGGTATCTCTACGAATACAGACGGGGAGGTTACCGAAACACCAGCCGTCACACGCACCGATCTGGGCGACAAGGTGATGGACGTGAAGATAGATTTACGCAGTTTATATAGGCACAATGTGCGCTGCGACGTGGGAGGGACGAACCGATTCGATAACACAGGCGTGGACGGCGATTCAGAGGAGGACATAAAGCGAAAACAGGAAAGGGCCAACTACACGTCCAAGGGTGATACCCCACTCAACAGTTTCAGATACGAATACAAGGAGGTTCCCGGTAATAAATATAAGAACTCGACCAAATACATATACAAGTGCTTGGACGAGTACACCAGTGGGAAATGCCTACCCCCAAGGACAAGTGTAAATATCGCCGCGCTCAAACCCGAGAATTTGGTGTCGGCCAGTGATGGACTCCAGTCTTTAGAAGTAAAGTGCCCCACTAATCACGTCATCACAAGATTTCAACTGAAGTCCGGTGGAAAAACACGTAAATACAAAGAGACCAAAGAGCAGCGTGAGAGATTAAACGCAGAGATAAAGAAAGAGACGGCGCAGTTACAAGTAGAGATCAAAGATCTCGAATACCAACTGGATAGGTTGTCTGACGAACCCGAGGTTGTACAAATGGAGGTGTACAATAAGCTTAATCTCGTGAAGACGAAGCTCGTCGCAGCAGAGCAGAGGGTCAGACAGGCACAAAACTCTGAAAAAAAAGCAGGCGAGGAAATCGAAATTCCACCGTTTCCTTTGCCCGGCGAGGAAGGTGTGTATAAATATGAATATACCTGCTGCGAAATGAAACCCTAGGGAAATCGATTGTACCCAAAAAAAGTAAAATGACCAATTACGAAGCGATCGCCAATAACAGCTTTTCGTATCTCCTCACACTGGATGACATACGAAAAGACCTTTCCGATCTTTACGACAAACCCTCTTGGGTGAAGGTCACGACCATCACGATGGTCTCCAACTTCGCACAGAACATAGACATCAAGAAGCTCAAGTGGGCGTTTGAGAAGATGGGCTCGTACAAAATGCGCCGCACCGGAAGCACCGAAGGTGGTTTCGAGTGGACAGTCAAGCCGACCACATTCTACAACCAGATCACTCTGACGTACCAAGACGCCTACAGCACGAAGAGCGTTAAGCTATTCCCGAACGGATCCCTTCAAGTCGCGGGCTGCTGTGACCTGTTCGACTGCAGACGCATCATCGCACAAGTGACCCATATCCTGAGAACATTCCTGGATTTGAAGGTCGACCTTCCGATCGATTCGTTTCGCGTGGTGATGATCAATTCGAATTTCAGCTTAAATTACGATATCAACCTTAAAAAGGTCTATGAATGGTTCGCGGCGTACGGTGACGTTTTCAGTGTCAGTTTCGAGCCGGATAAATACAGTGCTGTGAAAATTAAATTTAAGCCCAGTGAAGATATGAAGATGATTACCACCTCGATCTTCAGCACAGGCAAAATTATCATCACAGGAGCAACTACCTTGAAGGAGATTGCGTTCGCCTATAACATCATCAACTCACACATAAACGAGAATGACGAAATTCGAGTGTCTCCCACACAGGAAAAAGACCTATTCGGCGTCTATCTCGGATACAAGGTGGATGATATGATTAAACACCTTCGCGACAAGGGATTTCAATCCTGGATGTACACGATCACTAATGATAGAATTAATTTCTGATGTTATAATAATAAAATGTCCCAACGTCTCGGTATGGCCGACGGCCGGTGTTTTACCGTTCAATCTTCAGCGCAGCTTCTGAATAACCACATCATGAAATCCAACGGCATCAGCCTCGAGGATAATTACTCCTTCCGCCAGCTTCTTCAAAAGCAGGGACCAACCGTCATGGATCCGGTGCAGGCGCAGCAGGGCTCTGGAAAGTGCATCACATGCGACACGCCCCTCCTCAAGACACCATCCGCGTACTAACTTCAAAAAAGTAAAATTAATGTACAACAGGTACAATGCAGACATGCAGTATATGTCTCAACGAAGTCCGGCCGACAAGAAACAACACTGGACTTCGATGCGGCCATCTGTTCCACACACACTGTCTCGAGGAATGGAAAAAAAGGGGAAAAAATACGTGTCCGATGTGTCGGAAGGTATTCGACGCATCGAAGTTCAGGGTCACTGTTCAGATACAGAATAACGTCACAGAGGTTGTAGACACTGTGACGTTGAATCAGGAATCCATGTTTGACGTTTTAGATTTATTCGACATAAACTTTGATTTTGAAGATCTGGTGGATCTAGATTCGCTTCTTTCCGACCTTGGTGTGAGTCGGGCCGACCTTGATTCCTCTATTTTTGACACAGAATGAGCTGCAGTACTTCTCATAACTCAGGCTGGGGTAATTCCTGGACGCCTTCCTCGGATCCCTGATCACCTTACCCGTCGCGTCCGTCAGGAGAGGACCCGTGGCCCAACCGCGCTTGTGACTCCAGATATTACTTTTGAATATTATACGTTTACCCACCTTAAACGGACCGGCACGCTTGATCCGGGATTCGGGTACTTTGAAGAATTTGGCGACAGATTTTTGGGTGTCACCTTTCTTCACCTTGTATTCGATAACGCCGTGTTGTTTGTAGAAGTGAAAATCACCTTGGCGGATGTAATTCGTAGGCCGACCAGGCGAGACAAACATCATCATTTTGTAGTAGTTTTTCTTGCATTTTGTGGAGGCGTTCGTCTTATAGACCTTTTTCGGGTTGTCCGAAATAACGCGACGAGGAAGATCTGTGCAGTGGGTGTAGTTGTGAGAGATGCTACTCAGGCCGGAGCGGTCTCCCGGTATGGATTTCTGCCACCGGTACGCCTCGAAATCGTTGATGGCGTACGCGTAACAGTTGTTGTTACCAATCCCCCGTTTGGACCCCCACCTCCTATTGGTGAACATTTTTTCGGACCCACTGAGGGGGAGAGCCTTGGTTTTCATCCTTATATTTACCCAGGAAAAAAATATTGTAACATAATAAAACCATGCTCCAGGAAATCTTCACCAAGACCCGAAACAAGTCCGAAGTTGTCAAGGAAATCCTCGTCTTCGTGCTCAATCTGCTGATTTCTACATTCATCCTCCGCCTCGTGTGGAACCGTAGTCTGTCCAAGCACATCGACATTCTCAAGCCCATCAAGTCGCTACTTGACGCGTTCATCCTCTCCCTCTCCATTCAGGTTGTCCGTGGTATCTAAAACTCTTTGAAACCGACGGTTTCCTCACCAGAGGCGTCTACAGTCGTAGGGAATGCGTCCATTCCAGGACAATCCTCCGAGTCACAGTCGACGAAGGTGAAAGACATACCCGCATCCTTGAAGTAGTCTAACTGCTTACGAGTCCATCCACAACCCATGGTCCCGTAAACGGTGTAGCCACCTCCCCCTCCCCCTGACGAAGTCTTCCTGCTGCGCATTAGGATGAGTAAGAGAATTATTATCGCTATCACTGCGATGACGATGAACATATTATAGTATCTACAAACAAAAATATTTTAAGATATTATATATGACATTCGGTATCAAAGTCAGGAAATATCACAACTATGTCTCTAAATCGAAGATAAACGACGTCTCAAAAAAAGTGAGGAATGGTAAGGTGACTGAGAGTGAAGGACTTAAACAGATTTACAACGCCGCTAACGTCAGGTACAGGACGAACTATAGGAGCTGGATGCTTTCGACTGTACCCAGGGCTTTCGGTAGCAACTACGTCACCCGACCCCAGTTCAGAAAGAAGATCAATTCTATCATCTCCCAGATGCCGATTCAACCTCCATGTATCGGTCAGGGTAGAACAAACAAATCAAAAAATAGAGAAGCCACGGTACGAATGACCGGTCGACTCGTGCGTTCTACAGCTGGGGCGGTCCTCGGTGTGGGTGGAACCGCCGCTCGAACCGTGGGGTACGCAGGCGCGACCGCCGTAAAAGCTGGTGGGAATGCGGTTCGCGCCTTCGGCACGCGTCGTCGCGTCACCACGACGAAAAAGGGAAGATCTTCGCGTCCTCCCAACAGGTACGGATATAACAATGGGATCAACAGAACTTAAAATATTTTTAGATTATATACGATACGATGGTCAAGGTAGAGGATTATAAAAAATTAATCCCGGAGGGGACTTATATCACCATAATAAACCGACGAGAAAACAAGAATTCTAAAATTGCGAGGTTATATAAAGCGGCACAGAAACATTATATTCAAAAACAAGAAAGGCTTTACAAAGAAATAGCTAAGGCTTTTGGGATTGGTGTAACACAGGGTTTTAGGGCCAGGACAACAAAAGGGATGAAAAAATTAGTGGAGGAAAAGATTCTCGAGAATCCATCCAGAGCCGCTCAAAAGATTGTTGATATATTACAAGTTTTTCCTACCGCTCCACCTTGTCCCGTTATAAAACCAGACAGGTCTTGTCAAGTTTCTACGGTAAGAATCGCGGGAGGTTTAATGATGCCTAACAGGGGTCCTCGGATGCTTCCAAAAACGCCTAATTCAGTTTACTCTACACCAGTGACCCCCAGAACACGGCAAAGACGAAATCTATTAAATGCCGCTGTATCTCAGAGGACGAGGGCGAAGACAAAAAAATAGTGTTCACACGATTGTATTTGAAAAAAAAGATTAATTACATACCTAATTTAAAAGTGAACCGACTCTCTTTTAAATTATTAAATGCGGTTGTCTCCTAAAATTTGATTAATTAGCTCGTCGTCGTCCTCTTCGCTTTCGCGAGTCTTTAGCTCTTCAATAATTTCTTCGAGGGGGACCATTCTTTCAGATAAGCTGCTTAGTGCTTCGTGACCACAACTGAAAAAGCATGCGTCGTCTTCGTCGAATCCACCCTCAGGGATGTCCATACAACGAAACATCTCTTGTGCGATGAAACTGTACAGCTGAAAGCTTTGTTGATCGTCTGTGACGGCCGCGTCCATCGTGCGGTACGTGACAATGTGTTGAAAGACCTCCGCGAATTCGCTGGGAATGTAACCCTCATCTTCTTGAATCCTCGCAAACAGTTTCAGAAGATCTGAGATGACGATCTGACGTGAAGAGAAGCCGTCCAATACCAAATAATATGGGAGGCACTTTTGAAAACAATGGTTGACCATAGGCGCAGCCAGTGGAGGGATGTGGTCAAGAGAATACGGTTTCCGAATGAATCCGGTTTCCGATTCCGGCTTCTCATAATAAATCACATCCGCGTCTTCCATTTCATTGTACGCTCCGAGAATATGGTTCATATTTTGCCACGTGTCGAATTATCGAAGAAGCGCGTCGCGGTAGAGGATGATGCCGGGGGTATTTGAGAGCGACGCTTCAAAGGTGTGCACGGCGGTAGCAACAGGACACGTTTTAGGCGCTTAAATACACCTTTCGTGAAATTCGGTTCGACGGCCTCGTGGGGGTCGGGTGTCTTGTGCGCGTCAGAATGAAGCATGGAGCTTAGAGCTTTCGTAATAAATTAGTAATATGTACAGGTTGTGGTATGGTAGTACCATCATATTATTACTGATAACCGTACTAAATTCAGTCAGTGCGTACGAACAATTTCTTAATCACAAACTGAAAATTTTACAAGTGTATTACAGTCACAAGGAGCACCTCGCCAGGGTTGCGGCGGTGCATAATGGTGTCATGAATTACATTAGGACGAAACAGGAGATTCGATTAGCCTTTTACAAACTAATACGATGTCCTTTTGTGCTCGTGGGAAGTATAGGAGGGGCTGTAGAGAGGGGGGCGACGACGGTCGAGACCGTCTTTTTAATCGTCGAATCTGGGGTCCAGTCGTTGACCAACACGATTCCTTATATATTGGGAATTCTGGTCCTGTTATTACTATACGACATAGCGGTGAAACTCAGAAAAAATCTAATTAGACTGTAATATGAAGAAGCAGACTAAATCCCAAGTGATGATGGTCGTCGTAATCACCCTTATAGCAACCGTGGCCTACCTCTTGGCCAACCCCAAGAAGGTCGTCGTCTCTCGCCCAGTTTTTCGCACCGCGAGGGCGCCTCCTCCCCCTCGGATGGAGCCGGAATTCCGTCAGCCACCTATTCGAAGTTGGAAGCCGGGTGTCTTCCACCAGATGGGAGTCTTAACAGGCGAGCAAGGGGAAACCTTACCCTTATATGGTAAGGAGGTCAGGGGCAGGAGAGATCGGTATCACTTCTACACGACTACGGGGGGTGATAATCTATATTCTATACCTGTGGGACACAAGGACAGAGATTGCATGGATGACGTCGGCTGCCAGGAACTTCATTCTAGTGAATCAGTCGACGTCACGGGGAAAGGGTCGTTCAATGTGAACATGTATCGCGTGGACAACTTTATTTGAAATTGACTCACTCCTCGGCCGGAGAGGACGCCATACGACGCTTGGATTCGTCAACGATGCGGCTGGTGGAGCTGCTGCACGAGGAGAGGGAGCAACAGCAGGCTAACATAATGGGGGGTGTCTTGAAGGGCATTTTGACTATCATATATATCATTATGATCAAACAAACTACACTGGCGATGTAGGAACCGAACTCCTTGTCACTCAAAGGACCGTCGGTTTTGGGAGTTATATCACCGATGACGGGAATACCCGCGGAGAGACCGGAAACGACATTCATCATGGTCATTGGCAAACTGAGCATCGAAACTGGATCCATTGTTTATTACTATAATCACATAAAAAAATATAGACTACTACCAAATGGCGAGCCTCCTTCTCCTGATGTGCTGCTGCTCGTCCCTGTCCAGCTCGGCGGCGGGAGGTTTTATCACCGGTTTCATACCAGGAACTTCACCTCACTTTGAGAAGGTTGTCAGGATGAAGAAGATGCGGCAGTTCATGGACTTGGCCAACGAATTGCGACTCATCGGCACCGACATCCCGAGAGAGGGAGAACTCCCCGGTGACCTCACGACGAAGAACGCGATGCTCGACTCGTTCAGAAAGCTTCAGGAAAAATCACCGGAACTTTGCACTTTGTACAATGAGTTGACGAGCGAAGATGCTCGAGCGGAAATCAAAAAGGGTATGCAATATTACAAAAGTAACGAGAGCATTCTGACCTTCAGTGGGTTCCAGGACTGGAAATCTTACCTGAAAGACATGATGGAACCCACAGAAGAGATGAAAGTTGATTACGGGAGACTCACCGAAGATCAGGTACGAAATTCCTGCACGTGGCAGAGCCAGGACGAAGAGCGTAAGAAGTGCTTACCGTTCTCAAATGTAGACATCGCGATAATGGAGATGAAAGACTCGTGTGAAAGTCTCCGCGATATGATGGAGCAACAGCCTGAAGATTTAGTCGACCAAATTCTCAACGCGAAACAATGATTCCGAACCGCCTCTTCAGGAACTTGTCCACCTGACCGAACGAGGGATAACTCCACAGATACCATCGGGACCAAAAACCGGCGCTTCCTACGCCGCTCACACCCCAGCTCTCTTTGTCGCTTCGGTCGACGTCTAACATTCGAGTCTGAATTTTTTTGGGGTCCTGTTCTGAAATCAGACCCATCGATATTTTACCGCCGTGCCGCCGCACGTACGCTCGCATACGAGAAGGATTCTTGTGTTTGGTGTAGT